AAATAACTTCATCAGAATCTAAGACTGAAATTCAAGAAGCTCATGAGATAATAACTAAATTATTATTCGCGTGGGAAACTGGAATAAACAAGCGTTATAGTGATAATCATAAGATTACCGACAAAGCAATAGATTGGTTAACCAGAAATAGTACAATATGAAAGCAATACAAATAACAAATTACTTAGTAAATGAGTACGGAGAATGTAAGCACGATGCTTACGCTATGGCGGAAGCTATAAATCAAACTAGTCTAGACATGGACTATGACGATAAGTGGGATCTGTTTCACTTATTAGTAGAAAACAAACCCATTCCATCTTTACATACACATAGTTATGGTTTTCATACAGCTAATGGTAGAGGTATAATAGAAAGAATAAAAAGTTATTATTATGAGTTTGAAGAAAACTAAACAAAAATCTCCAGAACAATTCTGGACAGAACTTATTGCTGAAAATTTAGTCGGTAAAACAATAACAAAAGTAGAGTATATGACTGAAATAGAAATGAAAGATAGTATGTGGCATAAAAGACCAATAGCTATTCAATTAGATAATCAGTATTGGTTAATTCCAATGATGGACGATGAAGGTAATGACGGAGGATCTATGTCTACTACATTTAATAATTTACCAACAATACCAGTATTGTAATGAATTTAAATTATAGTGGATGGTTAAAAGGAACTAGAAATAGTCATGGAGACGATCCTACAGAATATCAAGATGATGATAAAATAATGTGTAAACTATGTGATATGAATGAAGTAGAAGAAAAAAATGAGACATGTGAAGAGTGTCTAGAAGAAATAGAAGAGTTAACTAAAACTAAATAATTATGCCAAATTGGTGCAGTAATCATCTGACAATAGAAGGTGATTCAAAACAACTAAAAGAATTTTTAGAGAAATCAAAAACAGGTGAAGAGGAGTTCTCGTTTTCTGGAACATATCCTGAACCAGATTATGAAACCACTCCAATCCCTAAAACATATCCTGAAATTCACGCTGCTGGTAAAGAAGGTAAAGTAAAGGAAAGAATTTTAGAAAATAAACCTGAAATATATGAAGGTAGTTGGTGGGATTGGAGATGTCAAAACTGGGGAACTAAATGGGAGCCAAGTGATACTTGTTTCCATAACCAAACTGAAGAAAGTGTAGAAATATCTTTTGAAACAGCTTGGGGACCTCCTGTAGAATGGTTAGAGGAAGTTAGAAAAGACTTTCCTGATCTAATATTTGAGTTACAATATGAAGAACCAGGAATGTGCTTTGGAGGACAAACTTACGCTCATGGAGAGGATTTTGTTGATGAAGTATGGGATTTACAACATGGATCAGATTGTTGTCATGCTGATATGGAAGAAGACGAAGATGGATATTACAAAGAACCATATAAGTGTAGTGAATGTGGAAATGAATGCGAATCAAATTATTATAAATCATAAAGAATGTATGAAGACAAAGACATAGAAAGGATACTCTTAGGTAAGTTGATAAGCTTTCCTGAAGAGTACATTAAACATCATGTAAACATAACAGAAGATATGTTTGTGAATGTGACAAATATCAATATTTTTAATTCTTATAGTAAACTACAGTCTCAAGGTAAGTCTCCAGACTTAATTAATCTTAGTAAAGATTTGAAAGGAACGGAAGAATTTATAGATCTTACATTGTCAAGAATGGCAAACGAAGATGCTTTCTTACCTATAGAAATACAAACTTGTATTATAAGATTAAAGGAAGCTCAAACCGCTAGAAATATATTTGAATTTACTAAACAACTAAGTATATATATAGAGAACAAAGAAGATGTTGATAAGATATTAGATTTTATAAATAAAAAGTCTAATAATCTAGACTGTAATAACGTAGTTAAAGAGAAGGAAATTAATGATCAACTTGGAGATGTATTAGCTGAGTTAGAGAAACGTATTAACGCTGATGGTTTAACAGGTGTTCCTACAGGATTTCACTCTCTAGATAAGTTCACTGGAGGATGGCAAGAAACAGATCTTGTCATTGTAGGTGGAGCATCTTCTATGGGTAAGACTAGTCTAGCTTTAGCGTTCGCTCTTAACGCTGCTAAACAGAATGTTCCTACAGCTATATTCTCTTACGAGATGAGTTATCAACAACTGTTAATGAGAATGATATCCTCAGAAACAGGCATAGATAATAAATGGATGTTAAACGGAACATTAGATATAGATAATATGAAGATTATTAATAAAGAGATAGGAAGAATAGAGAAGTATCCTCTCTATATAGATGATTGTAACAGAACATCTTTAGTATATCTTTTAAATAGAATTAGAAAACTTCATACTACGAAAGACGTTAAACTTATATTAGTTGATTATTTACAACTTGTCAACGCTAGTTCTAAGAAAAACAATAGAGAACAAGAAGTAAGTTTAATAGCAAGGTCTCTTAAGAATCTCTCTAAAGAGTTAGGAATAACTATAATTGCGTTATCACAACTTAATAGAGGTGTATCTCTAAGAACAGAAAGTCGTCCAACTATGGCAGATCTAAGAGAATCTGGAGAAATAGAGCAAGCTGCAGATATTGTGGTTCTTGTATATCGTCCTGAATACTATGGTATTACAGAGTCAGAAGGAGAAAACACAAGAGGATTAGCTGAGATAATATTCGCAAAAGGAAGGAATATTGGTATAGGTAAAATAAATATGAAATTTATACCAAATTTAACCAAATTTGTGGATAACTAACAGTAATTTTTTGTATATTTGAACCAGAAAGTAGAGATAAATGCCAAAGAAAAAGAGCACGTTAGACCATATCGTAACAGAGATATCGGTAGAAATTAATATCAGCGAAAAAGACGTTAGGAACGCACTAAAATGGACTTTTAGGCAGATATCCACTATACTTGTATTGTGGAGAAAACCAGTGATGATCAGAGGTTATGTTAAATTCGTTCTTGCTAAGAAAGGAATTAAGAAGGTCATAGAAGAATATAATAAATATAAAACAAAATTAAAATGAAGTTAGAAGATTTAAAAAAGGAGCTTCCATATAAATGGAGAGTTCAATCATCTAGGTATGGTAAGTCTACTTGTGTAGCTTACATAGACGCTAGAGATGCGCAAGACTTATTAGATGAGGTGGTAGGACCAGAAAACTGGCAAAGTATGTTCTATGAAGAGAATGGTTTACTGTTCTGTAAAGTAGGAATATTTGTCAAGAATTTGTCTGAATGGGTTTGGAAATCAGACACAGGATCTGAATCTAAGGTAGAAAAAGATAAGGGACATGTATCAGACGCTTTTAAGAGAGCGTGTGTATCATGGGGTATAGGTAGGTTCTTATATAGATTACCAATACAAACTCTTAAAACGAAAGATTATAAGGGTAAAGAATATCCTTACGCGCCAGAAAAAGATAAGATTATCTTTGACGGAGAAACATTAACTAATTATATTAACTGGAAAATTAAAAACAATAAATAATGGACAAAACAATTTCATTTAACTTAGGATCCGTGGAAACAGGGACGAAACAAAAATCAACAAAAAGCACTGAATACATTACAGAAGGAGCTTATAACTGTGAGGTAGTAAGTGTAGAAACATCATCATCTAGAGAAAACTATTCTGGAGCTCCTTACATTATGTTTAATGTAAAGTCTGGTAATAAACTTGGTAGAGCAAGATTTTGGGCTATCAGAGAATCAGATAAACCTTCTTCACAAGAATGGAAAGCAAAACAACTAAAAGAGTTTTTAGTTAATTGTGGAGTAACAGATTTTTCTGATGATGCAGAATCTATTAAACAAGCTGTAGGTAAAAAAGTTAACATTACTTTTATATATGAAGAGTATGTAACTAATAACAGAGATACAGATGAACCAATGATTAGAAAAGCTATCAAATATAGATGGTCTTCTAAAGATGGAACTAAAATTGCTTATAAAGAGGAATATAATCAACCACTATCTAAAGAAGATATGAAAGATTATATGCAGAAAAAGGAGGAGTTTTCATCAAATTCTGTTAATACAGAAATAGACGAAGACTTACCGTTCTAGATAGACTGACAAAATTTAGGGTTGAGATAATTTAATTATCTTTGCCCTAAAAAATGTCAGAAATATTTATACCAGGAAATGTACCTTCATCTAAAAATGGAAAAAGATGGACAGGAAAATATCTAATACACTCAAAAACAGTTATGAATTATATTAAAGAATCTAAAAATGATTATATAGATAATAAAGAATTGTTTTTAGAAATGTGTGAGGGTAAAGAAATTCCTTATAGAGTGTCGTTTAAATTTTATAGAAACTCTAGAAGAAAATTTGATTATATAAATCCTGCTCAAACGGTACAAGATCTTATGGTTAAGTATGGATACATAGAAGATGATAATTGTGAATACATTATCCCTTGTTTTGAACCATACGAATACAATAAAGAAAACTCTGGTGTAACAATTAAAGTATTATGAATATATATTATGTAAATAAATTTATAGATGAATTTTGCGAACAAAATTACATATCCAAAAAAGTTTTGTTTTCTAAAGACAGGTCTAGAGTTTTGGTTGATAAAAGAATGGTTTTAGCGTTCTTTTTAAGACACAGAACAGATCTAACTTGGACTGAAATAGGTAAAATTATGAACAGACATCATGCTTCAATGATTCATTATGTAAGCAATGTAGAAGAACTAATGACCGTTTATCCTCATATAAAGAGAATGGTAGAAAAAACAAATACATTATTTTTAGAATATCAATCTTTGATAAATAATAAAAATAACAGTAATATGTATACAGATCTTTTAGCAGAAAACCAAAAGTTAAAAGACCGAATAGAAAGAAATCACAATTTAATAATAGAATTAATAAAACTAGAAAAAAATGGCACAAAGAACAAAAAACAAAAAAATCAATATAGGAGGACAGAAGTATAAAATACATGAAGATGTATATAAATACTTAGAAAACTTAGCTAATGTATTACAAATGCATGAAATCGCAATGCTAGGATGGGAAAAGAATTGCTTTAAAGGCACGGATGAAAAATATATAGAAGAGTTTCACACTTATATTATGTCTATCCCTCACGCAGAAACGACTATCAATCAAATGATTGAAGTAGACAAAAAAATGGAAGAAGAAAAACAAAAAGAAACAGCTAAAAAAGAAGAGAAAGTTAAAGAATAAATTCTTAACTTTGCAACTCTCCTTTTTCTGCTTTCTTCTGGTAGGTTAGTTTGTGAGCCCCTTCTTGGGGCTCCTACTAGCCTGCTTTAAAAATTAAAGTATGGAATTAACAGAAAACAATTTAACACACAACAACTACTACAGTAGTGAACAATACATTTCTAACAGTATGTTAAATCATATATCAGTGTCTCCTGAACACTTTAGATTTATGATGGACAATCCACAACCCGCAACACCTGCTATGAAATTAGGATCTGCAATACATATGAATGTATTACAACCTGAAGAGTTTAATAAAAACTATGCTGTATCTCCTAAGTTCGATAAAAGAACTAAAGTAGGTAAAGAAGATTATAAAAACTTTATTAACAACAACTTGTCTAAAACTATTATTAGTGAGTCTGATTTTGAGATAATAGAACAAGTAACTTTGAAGTTAATGAAAGAACCATTAGTTAGAGCTATGTTACAACATGGAGAACCAGAAAAAATAATTACATGGCATAATGAACATTATGATGTAGACTGTAAAGGTATGTTAGATTATTACAGACCTGAAGCAGATATGATAATAGACCTTAAAACAACTAAAGACTGTTCTTATAAAGGATTTATGAACTCTGTAAAAAAGTTTAAATACCATAAACAAGCTGCGTTTTATATGGACGCTGTTAAGGCTTATAGGTTTATTATAATAGCTGTAGAAAAGACACCTCCATTTGCTATCAATGTATTTGAGTTGTCAGACAACATGATAGACGAGGGTAGAGACATGTATAATCAAGAACTAGAAATATATCAATACTGTATGGAAACAGATAACTGGCCAGGTCCAGGGTACGATCCTTTAGATCAGAACTCAGAAAGAACAATACATATATTAGGAGATGATAAGATTTAGTTGGGAATTAAAAGACGAAGTACATATATTTGATTCTTTTGAAAAATTAATAAAAGAATTAAGAGATGGAAATGTAGATCCAAATAATGAATTATCAGACGAATTTTTAATAAACGAAAGTTATCAATTAGGAGAATGGAATGAAATCAGTATATAGATTAAAAGAACACTATTCAGTGTTACATAAATGGCTAAACGAAGAGGGGTTAGGAGTGCAGGATATAGCAGATATAATAGGGTGTAGTTGTATAGGTACTTGTAGAAACTACCTTAAAGACCCAACTAAACTTAGAGTTCGACATATAATAATTATATCAGAAGAACTTGATGTAGATCCTAATTTTATAATAGATATAATAAAACAATGAAAAATTCAGTAGTATTTGAAGGAGGTATTGATAAAGTTAGTACCTTAGCAGACGGAAGTTTAAGGTTGCATGTAGGAACACCTGAACTGTCCAACGAAACAATGGTTAAAATATTTAGTTTGATTAAGAAACAAGGATTTGTTTTAATATCTACTAACAATATTAATCAAGATCAAATAGACGCTGTAGAGAAAGCAACAGCTAATACAGAGTTTAACGAGAAAACGTCAAGCCAGAGGCTTAGAGGGGTTATTTATAAGTTATGGGAACAGACACAACCAAAACAAACAAACGTTGATTCTGGCTCATTAGAATACGTAGATTTTGATTTATTTTATAAACGAAAGATGAATGAGATTATTAATCATCTAAAAACTAAATTATCATAATGAAAAAAGAAGAATATCATAAAGTTCTAAAACAAAAATATATAGAAAAATACGAAAAAGAATTAAGGG